GTCGGCTGCCGCTAGCGGAAGCCCTCCCGGTTGCTGAACGGGGTTGGAAGTGCCGTGTGGTCACGAAGGGGGATACCCCCCTCGTTTCCCTCGGTCACTTCCTCCGCGCTTGGCTCCTGGAGGGCCTCCGCCGCGACCGACGCACTGCCCTGACTCTTACTGGAGACCATGCGAAGGCGGTTGCCTACGCATTAGCAGGTCCCCGGCTGATTTCGAACCGGACGATTGTCTCGTCCGACTTGACGTCGGCCTCGGACCTCCTTCCCCTCGACCTGGTCGGGGAGATCGTGGCGGGTCTTTTAGACTCCGCCCCGTACCTCCCTGAGTGGGCGAGGAGGGTCTTCACTCTTTCAACGGGTCCCCAGTTTATCTGGTGGCCCGAGAAAGGTGGTGCGGTCACCACGACCGGTATCCTCATGGGTCTCCCGACGACTTGGCCGCTGCTCTCTCTTGTCCAGTTATTCTGGGCAGAGTGGGCGTGGTCTGGTCACACGGGGGAGCCGTTGGCTGGGAGCTCGCGCTCCTCGCCTGGGACTTCGATCTGTGGTGATGATTTGGTCGGGTTGTGGCCTCTCAGAGTGGTGGATCGGTACCATGAGATCCTTCTTGCCTGCAGAGCGCGGGTCTCCCCCGGTAAGCACTACGTGAGTCGAACTCACGCGGTGTTCACGGAGGAGATCTTCGTTCCGCGGGCCACCCTTGCACCAGCTCGGATCTCCTTTTGGGAGGTCCGACCAGTGCGCCTTCCTGGCGGAGGGTACTGTGAAGTACCTTTCCGATCCTGGGTCGGGGGGAAGCTCTTCGAGCCTTCCCGCCGGTCCCCAGGGTCGGGACGCCGGGTGGACGGCGCTGTTCGGTGCCGCACGGTCCCCTTGCGGGGGCTTGTGCGGCCTCGTAAGATGCCGGGTGGTAAGAAGGATTTCGCCCCTTGGTGGGCCGTGTTGGGTCCGGCATCCCGGGCCGTCAGCGATACCAGCGATCCGTATGCGGTGCGTAGAGTCTTGAGGACTCTTCACCCGCACGCGTGGCGCTGGGCGAGGGAGAGAGGGTTTGATCCCTCTCTCCCCCGGTCGCTAGGCGGCTTCGGTTTGCCTTCCCTCCGCGGGCACCCCCTTAAGGCCGGATCCCTCACGCCGAGGTGGAGGAGCGCTGTGGCCATACTGGTTTACCGGTCTCGCCATTTGCGCTCTTCTCCTTCGAGCGTGTGGGTCCAGACTGACGGCGGGCAGCACCAGCAGCTGGCAGCCAAGATGGTAGGAGATTTACTCTCCTCCCCTGGCGTGCTCGTCTGCCGGGCCGGCCGCCTTCCGTTTGGAGGCCGCTGCGTAAAGCTGGGTAACCTTGAGACCCCGACGGAATTGCAGCAGTCAACACTTGCCATGTTGGCTGCTGTTCTTCCGCCGAGGGTGGAGCGTGGGAGGGGTAACCCTCCTACCTCGCTCAAGCCCTCAGCCGTAGCGCGGCGGCTCGTTCGGTGGTACCGTTCAGCCGTTCCTGGCTGTTTCCGTAAGGATCAAAGGAAGATTTCGGCTCGAGCTCCGTGGAGCCAGGTCGAGGCCCGGTGGCTCAAGGTGAAGGACAGCCGTCACTATTTAGTGACGACTGACCCTCGCCCTGAGCTCCGGGACTCGTACCTGTACTGGCACGCGGGGCTGAGTCGAAAGATAAGGC